AGTTTGATCTATGTGGATTTCAACACAGAAAAGATTGGAAAGTTTTTCTAGAATGTGGGAACCAACCAGCATGAGTGGGAACATGGAAGTACCAATACTTGATAAAGGTATAGATGATTGGGGCAATGATGAGCAAGAAGAAGCTTATGATAAACTTCAGCAGCTGAAGCAAGAGTTTGAAGGAACTCCAACTAAACTCTATATAAATAACAATGAAGAACTACAAAGTTATATGATGTGGTTCGCTCGTATGGATGGGTTGCCCTATGAGATGACTGATGGGGAGACTCGAGTATGTTAGTACTAGATATTATTTTATATGTGTTAATAGTATGGGTATTAATAGGGTTTTTTATACGAGGTTTTTAAAAATAACACTTGACAAATCCCCTAAAGTATGGTATAAGGATAACTAACAATAAGGAGGCTATTATGGAAAAAAATGAAATAGCAAATATAAACAACATGTCTAATGAGCAGATTATGCAAGCTATTGGACAGGACGATGGATCTCGTAATGGTATAAATGTACCACGACTAGGAATCAATCGTTCACCTGAAGATGATGATGGTAATCAATTACCTGTTGGACATTTATTTACTTATGATTCAAGCATAGGTCAAAATGTTTTTGGTAAGCCTGTCACCTTCAGACCTTTTATCAGTTCGATGCAGTACATGCATTATGATCCTGAAAAAAGTGAGTATGTAAATCGTTCTATTATTTTCAAGAACTGGAAAGAAGAAGCGATCGATATACTAGGAGGAACAAGATGTGGTAAAGTTCCATTTAAGGAACGATCCTCTTTAACTCCCGAACAATTAGCAGAACAAAGAACTATAAGATGTTATAGATTACTCTATGGTTTATTATCGTTCAAAGGTAAGAAAGCAAATGGTGAAGACCATGAAGTTGCTAACCTACCTGTGTTGTGGAGAGTAACAGGAACAGCGTTTGCTCCTGTAGGATCTGCAATCGATCAAGTGAAGAAACGTAAGAAACTTATGTATACAACTACGTTTTCAATTGATTCTAAAAGACAGAAGAAAGGTGGCAATGTATATTATACACCTGAGATATCTGTTAATGCTGATGCCAATTTAACAATGGCTAAAGAGGAAATGGAAACACTAGGTACATTCCAAGAAGTTATTAACACGGAAAATACTGAAGTTGTTGCTCTTTATAACGATGCTAAGAAAAATAAATATACAAAGAAGGATGCTGAATCAGCTACTCTAGTTTCTGATGTAGAAGATCCAGCAGAGGTACTGTCTAAATAATGACGGATATCCTCTCTAAAGTACAGTTATATTTAGATAAGGTCTCAAAAGATCCTGGCGATATCTCTGAGAAACTGGTTGAAGAATTTGGTGAAGCTTGTAAGGTTTCACTAAGAAAGCAGTTTTCAGAGAAACGCAGGGATAAATTCCAGGCGAGGATGTCAAATATAGGTAGACCTCTATGCCAATTACAAATGGAAGCAAAGAATATAAAAGGTGAAGGTCAACCTTACAACGTAAAGATGCGGAATACTTTTGGAGATTTAATTGAGGCATTAGCTGTGTTTGTTTTAAAATCAGCAGGAGTAGATATAGAAGATGAGCAAAAAAATGTTAAACATAAGTTCGGTGAGTCCACAATTGAAGGTAGGTATGATGTTAAAATTGATAAGAAGGTTTGGGATATTAAGAGTGCGTCACCTTATTCCTTTGAAAAAAAGTTTGGGGCATCAGGTGGCTTTGAAGAGGTAGTTAAAGAGGATGCTTTTGGATATGTACCACAGGGTTATTTATATTCAGAGGGTGAGAAGGTACCTTTTGGTGGGTGGATTGTAGTTAATAAATCTACAGGTGAGTGGGTAGTTTGTGAGACTCCACTTGTTGATGACCATTATAAAACTGAGGCACTATCTAATGCACAAAAGAATTTCAAAGCATTAAAAGATAATGTTCCATTTAAAAAATGTTATAGTGAAATTGAGGAAACATTTAGAACTAAGAAAACAGGGAATAAAACTTTGGGCATGGTGTGTGGATTCTGCCCATACAAGATCCCTTGTTGGGGAAACAAATTGCAGTTGCTACCACAACAGCAATCACAAGGTAAAAACCCTAAGTGGGTTTGGTATACTGAAGTAAACAATCCTAGAAAAGACGATGCTTATACAAAGTCAAAAAGCTAAAGATTGCATACTCTGTACTGGGTGGGGAATAGTTCGAGGGGTCTATTTCTTGCCCGTGCCTAGAGATATTTAATATGAAAAAGATAAATGCAGGTGATGTAAACACAGTTTATAATGAGGTCTTCCGTTTAATGACAAGACTTTGTATAGATCACGATCCTTTAGCTGTGTCAGGAGTAATGTTGGCTCAAGCTTTAAGACTTTATAAAACATCATTACCCATAGATGATTTTGATTTATTGGTTGATGAGATTATGGCAACTATTAAAGAGGATATTAAACCATTTGACATACCAAGGTTAAACTGATATGGTTAAGAAATTTGATTTTTTAAATTCTATTAAAGTTATTGTATCCCCTTGGGATAAGGGATTTACTTGTGGAATTTTATTAGATAGTCGGAATAAAATGTCCGATGAACAATATGAATTATGTTCTACTATAGCACGTGGCATGATAAAGTTAGCAACAACAGATCCCCATACTGCTTTTTTAGCAGGGATGAAGGGATTTGCAGATGATCGTAAATATAAAAAAACAAATGGAGGTATAGGAGGCATAGATGAAAAAGCAAAGTTAGATGATACAGAAAATATTATTGATTTTCTAAAATATTTACAACGTAAACGCAACAAGGAGTTAAATTAATGGCAACACATTTAGTAATAGGAGATCCTCATTGCAACCCCAAAGCAAGCAATGATAGATTTTTATGGGCAGGAAAGTTAGCAAAAGATCTAAAACCAAATACCATAGTATGCATGGGAGACTTTGCTAGTATGGATTCTTTATCAAGTTATGATAAAGGAAAGAAATCGTTTGAAGGTAAACGATATAAAAAAGATATAGACCATGCACATGACGCATTGGAAAAATTTAACAAAGGTCTTAATGGAAGACGATCTAGAAAAGTCATGTTACTAGGTAATCATGAGGATAGGATAGACAGGGTAATAAATGAAACACCAGAACTTGACGGGACAATTGGTACAAAGGATTTTAAATTTGAAGAATTTGGCTGGGAGGTTATTCCATATCAAGATCCAATTGTTATTGACGGCATACACTATTGTCATAATTATCCTACTGGTATTTTGGGTAAGCCTATTAGCGGGGACAATATCGCTCGTTCTCTCCTATTAAAAAATAAGGTATCATCAACTGTTGGTCATTGCCATTTATTTGATTATTCTGTTTGTGCATTACCATTAGGGAGAAAAGTTATGGGACTATCTGCTGGATGTTATTTGCATCATAAAGAAGACTATGCTCGTAATACTCAACGTATGTGGTGGAGTGGTTTGATTATTAAAAGGAATGTTTATAAAGGAGAATACGATATTGAAACTTTGGAATACAATACCGTTAAAAGAAAATATGGATGAAATATTAATGGATAAAGATGAGATGGTTAATTCCCCACCTCATTATAAGTATGGTAAAAAAGAAACTATTGATGTTATTCAGGATTGTATGACCGATGATGAGTATCATGGATATTTAAAAGGAAATGTCTTGAAGTATATTTCAAGGTATAAATTTAAAGGAGAGCCACTGGAAGATTTAAAAAAAGCACAGTGGTATTTAGATAGATTAGTAAAGGAGGTTGAATAATGGGAGCAGTAAAGCAAGCGTTAATTGAAGTTGAAGATTTAGTGTGTGGTTGTCTTCAGCAACATAGAACATTAAACCAAACCATAAGGGACTTAAGGGAACTTTATGATAATAAGAAGATTGATAATCCTTATTTGTTAAATGAAGATTTAATTGAAGATAAGTACTATCAATTTAGAGGAGAATAATATAACATGAAGGAGAAAAGAAAGATGGCTACTAACGCAAAAGATAAGTCGACGACAACAACACAACCACCCCAAAGAACTTACTTAATAAGTTCTATACAACTCACAGATATTATGAGATATCTAATGAGTAGACCCTATGCTGAAGTCGTAAAGCTAATGAATATGCTTGGAACTTTAAGTCAATTAGATCCACAAATAGGGGCTGACTTTGTTAAACAGCAAAGTACAGATACGGTTGATGCAAAAAAACAGACTGATTCTGTTGCTATTTTACTAATCAATCGAATAAATACTCTGCAGAACAAGATCCGTATGCTGGAAGACAAGTCAATTTATACTGATAGCACCAATTTTGAAATTCTTGCCCAACTTGTAATGATCGAAAATAAAATTATCACATTAACTAATAGTTTTACTGAGATGTATAGTCTACGATCTGAAAAACAGGGTGGTGTCATTACAACAAAGATTAGTACCGCGGAATATCAGAGAAAGTATATTGAAGCATTGAGCTACTACCAGAATGGTGATTATAATCAGGCGATTAAAGGTTTTTCTGAATTAGTGCTTGAAGATCCATCAAATAAACTTGCTGACAACAGCCAGTATTGGCTCGCAGAATGTTATTATTCAGTAAAAAATTACAAACGAGCAACGCTAGAGTTTGAAAAGGTATTTACTTTTCCAGGCACGGATAAGGACGATGATTCTCAACTAAAATTAGCTCTTGCATATCAAAGCCTTGGTAATTTTATCAAAGCAAGAGAGGAATATCAGCGGATGATTGATTATTTCCCAAGTAGTGAATACTACAGCCGAGCCAAAGAATCACTCAAGCATTTGAGTGTGGAATAACCCTTAGTAATGTCATTAAAGATATTTTATTTAACTACGGAGATAATTCCGTTCGCTAATACTTCATCCCTGGCCGACTTCTCAGCAAAGGTGCCACTTTTATTACAGAACAAGCAGCATGACATTCGTACAATAATTCCAAAATATGGTTATGTTAGTGAAAGAAAGTATATTCTTCGTGAAGTAATAAGATTGCGTGAAATACCTTTCGAATTTGGTGAAGAAAATGTTATCACCTCGGCTAAAAGTGCTTTTATTCCTAAAACAAGAGTTCAAGTATATTTTTTAGAAGATAGCCAAAGATTTAAGCCGTTGACTAATTTAATCTATAAGGCAAAAAATGGTCGTGTACTTGCTGATAATGATATGCGGTTTGCGTTTTTCAGTAAAGCATCCTTAGCTATTTTACCTCATCTATTTTGGAGACCTGATGTAATATGGTGCAATGATTGGCAATCTGCGTTGGTACCTGCCTTTTATAAACAACAATACACGGATGATGAATTTTATGCAAATATGAAGTCGGTACTTGTTGTTCATAATTACGAAAAGGAATACTTGACTATCACAAGGGATACCTTTAAGAATACTGGACTTGAAGAGCCTGCCAGCATGAAAAAAGGGGTGGTTAATGCCTATGAGGCTGCCGCAGAATATGTAGATTTTATGATTGCAATTGATTCACCTAATAACCAAGTATCAAAAAAATTATTGGAACTACCCGCGATCAAAAAGAAAAAGAGTAAATTATTAATTATAAAGACTCCTGGGGAAGAATCACCAGATTATGATAAAGTTGCTGCAAGAATTGATAGTGGATTGCAGAAACTTTTTAGCTGATCACTCGTACCCAGTCTAAACTATATGAAAAATCTTCAGTTATTTGTGAGTTTTACCTGTATGTTAATTTTCCTAAGCTGTATGGAAGATACTGTTACAGTGGATCTGATGGATGATGGAATGTATCATGATACTCTATATGTTAGGGGGATCACAGGGTTTACTTATCAAACACCGCCACAGCTTGGCAATTCTACTTTGTTGTACTTTGGTACTGATAGCAATGGATTCCAGAACCCATTTGCACTTTTTAGGGTATCAAGCAATAGTATAACATCTCCAGTTGAGACATTTGCTAGTCTTAATGATTCAACAATAGAAATTGACAGTGCAAAATTCATATTAACATTTAATGAGGATTCGATAACAACAGGTATGATTTTTGATTTATTTTATTTTCCAGAAGGGGGCGACTCAATTTTCAGTGAGTCGGAGAGTAATTATCTGAACATTACGGAGAATGATCTCAACCCAAAATATGTAGGTAGTAGTAGATTATCGCAGAGAGAATCAGATTCGTTGGAAACCACAAGCTTTCCTACACTTTCGTTTAATGTTGCAGAAATACTTGATTCATTTTCAGATACTTCAAGTGAGAATCGTAACCTAACTGTTATGATAAAACCTAAAATTGAGCTATTGGATGTTTATTCCTTCAAAAGCAGTGAATCAGGATTTACTTACGCTCCTCAGATGCAGGTATTTAGCCATGACACAGTTTTTGTTGATTCTACTGGAGACTCTATAGTGGTAGATACAATATCCAATACGTTTATATCCACTAATGATTTATCAATAATCATTCCTCCTATTTATAATGATGAGAACCCTAACAATATATCTTTAGGTAGAGGTATGACCTATAAAGCGATCATACAAATACCTGATTTGGACTCGATTTCAATACCACAGCAAGCAATCATAACGCAAGCTGAATTATCGTTTTTTTATGTAAATGATACATCGCAATCAAATTTTTATTTACAGATTCACCCAATAACTGATACTGTATCCATAGCGGAACTACAGGGTTTATTACTAGATGATCCACTCGTAACAGAACCCAGTTTAATTGCGGTTAACCTATCAAATAATGGAAGGATAAGCCTTAATATTCGAGAGTATTTGCAGTTACATCACTTTGGTTACATTCAGAATCAAGGGTTAAAGATGGAGGTAGCAAATACTGTTAGTCCATTCAGTACATATTCGTTTTATATTAGTAATCTTGATTCACTTGCACCAAAACTTATCATTCACTATGTCGCTCCTTAATAGGTATACTAAAATTTTTCTCATTATGACATCCCTATGCTATGGTCAGGATGTGTACAGTGCATATGGTGTTGGTGAATTAACATTTGCGTCTAATGCAGCGGTAATGGGTATTGGCAGTAATGGGTTAATGCCCAGTTTTCAGGAATATATATCACTTAGCAACCCTTCAACCTGGCTTAGAATACCATTTGCCTATGTATCGTTAAATTATGGTGGGACGCAAATAAAAGACCGTGATTACGATTACAATAATGTTCTTTCTGGATTAAATCAATTTCAATTTATACTGCCTATAAAGGGCCGCTATGCCGTTGGTGTTGGTTTCCAACCATTTAGTTCACAGTTGTATTCCCTGAAGAGCAATGATATT